CGGTTGGCCGTGTTGATAACCAAATAGAAGGTGAAAGACCGAGAGAAGGAGATCTTATATTTCTTCCTCTTTCTAAATCTATGTTTGAAGTTATGCATGTGGAACACGAACAGCCATTTTATCAATTAGCAAATCTTCCTACATTTAAAATGCGTTGTCAACTATTTGAATATTCTGGTGAAGATCTTGATACTGATGTTGCAACAATAGATACTATAGAACAAACTAATGCATACGAATTTGATATGGTTCTAAGTGGTGTAAGTGGAGATTTTGAAATAGGTGAAAGAGTAACTCAGACTCTTGCCGATGGAACTATATTAGGTGCAGAAGTATCAGAATGGGTATCTAGTACTAATTCACTTTCTGTTATACATCTTGGCGGCAACGACGGTAAATTCCATTTACCTTCTACTGGAAAAATTATTACTGGTCAAAATTCAAATGCTACTGGAACTGTATCGTCATTTACAGAAGATAATCAAACACATGCTAATGAACAAAATGATGATTTTGCTGGATTAGATTTTATTGATTTTAGTGAGACTAATCCATTTGGGGATCCTAGCTAATGTTTGGAAATTATTTTTATCATCAAAGAATACGTAAAGCCGTTGCCACATTTGGCGCTATGTTTAATGACATATATGTTTTACGTAAAGATGCTGCGGGCGGAGTGATTAGTACACAGAAAGTACCTTTGTCATATGGGCCTAGAGCTAAATTTCTTGATAGAATCAGAGAAGTACCTGACTTAGAAGAACGTAGAGTTGCAATAAAGCTTCCTCGTATGTCATTTGAAATAATGAATATTTCATACGATCCTGCAAGACAGTTACCGAAAGGAAATATTACCGCCAGGCCTGGTGTAGCAGGTACCGTTTTATCTCGAAATAAAATAGAAGTTGGCGTACCTTATATTATTAGTTTTCAATTAAGTGTTTTTGCAAAACTACAAGACGATGCATTACAATGTGTCGAACAAGTTATACCATTCTTTAATCCACAATATACCTTAACTATTAAACCTTTTGACGATATTGATACAATTAAAGAAGATGTACCTATCATTCTAACTGGTGTTACTATGAATGATGACTATGAGGGAGAAGTTGCTGCTAGAAGAACAATAGTATATACTTTAGATTTTGACATGCATGTATATTTTCATGGACCTGTAACATCTAGTGGTATTATACGTTCTGCTATTACAGATGTTTTAGATATTAATGCTGGATTAAATGATTCTGATGTTCCGTTAGAAAGAATAACGGTAACACCTAATCCATCAGATGCCAGCCCAGATAGTGACTTTGGATTTACAACAAATATATTAGGAATTGATAGTGCGTTATGATGGATTCAAATACAGCTAATAACGACTTTGAGTATGCTAGACAGGTATATCATGATCTGTTAGCAAAGGGATCTGAGTCAATGGAAGAAATGATGGAAGTTGCTAGAGCAACTGAACATCCTCGTGCCTTTGAAGTTTTATCTAATATGATGAAAAACATATCAGATATTAATGGCAATCTCATGGACATGCATAAAAAGAAAAAAGACTTTGAACAAAAAGATCAGAAAGCTTTGCCTCAGGGGCAAACCACTAATAATGTTTTCGTGGGATCTACATCAGATTTACAACGAATGTTACAGAATGAAATGATTGATGTTACTCCAAAAGAATGATACATATCTCGGTAATCCTAATGTAAAACGAGACGGTATTGTTACTCAATGGACAAATGAAGAAGTCCTTGAGTATGCTCGTTGCATGAAAGACCCTTCATATTTTGCTACAACTTATTGTAAGATTATATCCCTTGACGAGGGATTAGTCCCTTTTAAATTATATCCTTATCAAGAAAAAATGTTTGAAGCATTTGATAAAAATAGATTTAATATAGTATTAGCGTGTCGTCAGTCTGGTAAATCTATATCTTCGGTAGCGTATCTTTTATGGTATGCTTTATTTCATACAGAAAAAACTGTTGCGGTAATGGCTAACAAAGGGGCTACTGCCCGTGAGATGCTTGGTCGCATATCTCTTATGCTAGAAAATTTACCTTTTTTCCTGCAGCCCGGTTGTAAGGCCTTGAATAAGGGTTCGATTGAGTTTTCAAACAACTCGAGGATTGTTGCGGCAGCAACCTCTGGTTCCTCAATTCGAGGTATGTCTGTGTCGTTATTGTATTTAGACGAGTTTGCATTTGTGGAAAATGCTGCTGAGTTTTATACATCTACATATCCGGTTATTTCATCTGGTACAAATACTAAAATTATTATTACATCTACTGCAAACGGCATCGGTAATGTATTTCATAAAATATGGGAAGGTGCTGCGCAAGGAGTAAATGAATTTATACCTTTTCGCGTTGATTGGTGGGATGTACCTGGTCGTGATGAAGAATGGAAAACCCAGACAATAGCAAATACGTCTCAGTTACAATTTGACCAAGAATTCGGAAATACATTTTTTGGAACCGGAGACACATTAATTAACGCCGAAACATTGTTAAAGCTTCGAGCAAAAAATCCTCTACGTTATCTTGAAGGTGGAGACCTTAAGATCTACGAAGAAACACAAAAAGAACACGAGTACGTTATGTTAGTTGACGTATCGAAAGGAAGAGGACAGGACTATTCTACATTTAATTTAATCGATATTAGCTCTAGGCCTTTTAAACAGGTTGCTGTCTATCGCAATAACCTTATCTCTCCATTACTCTTCCCTAATATTATTTATAAATGGGCGAATTCCTACAACAAAGCATATGTAGTAATTGAGTCAAATGATCAAGGTTCTCTTGTGACAAATGGTCTTTATCACGATCTAGAATACGAGAACATGCACGTTGAGTCTGCTATTAAAGCAAATGCACTTGGTATAGAAATGACCCGTAAAGTAAAAAGACTTGGTTGTTCGTCATTCAAAGATATATTAGAAAATAATAAATTAGAAGTGTGCGACGATGATACTATTTTAGAAATATCTACATTTGTAGCAAAAGGTGTGTCATACGAAGCATCTCCTGGAAATCATGATGATCTAGTAATGAATTTTGTATTATTAGGTTATTTTATGTCGACTCAGTATTTTAGTGATATGACTGATATTAACCTAAAAGAAATAATGTTTAAACAAAAAATGAAAGAAATAGAAGATGATCTGCCTCCATTTGGATACATTGATGATGGATTACCTGCTAACCCAACAGAAGAAGAAATAGAAGGAAGGCAGTGGGCCATCGAATATGCGCCAGATATTTAAATATTATAAATAAGACTGAGTGAAAAAGAATTCGTATTATGAACCCGCATATAATTTAAATTTTCGAGAGGACAGAAATTATGGCATTTTCAGAATCTCCGGCAATTACGGTAAGAGAGGTAGACGCATCTGGTGTGGTGCCAGCAGTTTCTTCTTCTACTGGCGCATTTGTTGGTAATTTTCGTTGGGGCCCTGTTGAGAAGCCGACTTTGATTTCAAATGAAGCACAGTTGGCGGAAACATTTGGGACACCAACACCCGCTAATTCTGTCGATTACCATTCGGCAGCGTACTTTCTTAAGTACACAAATGCCCTTCAAGTTGTTCGTGTATTAGGCGATAGCGACGGTTATAACGCTTATAATCATAACGAAGTAGCTAACGGGGCTAATGTCAGAGTTAAAGATGGTGATGCATGGGATGCAGCACTAGCAGGATTTGATTCTGATAAACACACATTCGTAGCTAAATGGCCAGGTTCACTGGGCAATAGCTTAAGAGTTTCTTTATGCCCACAACAAGGTGCTGATTCAGCATATAATAATTGGGTATATAAAGATAATTTCGATACACCTCCTGGTACATCAGCTTTTGCTGAAGGTAAAAACGCAGCGAACGACGAAATTCACGTTGCGGTTGTTGACCAAGGTGGTAAATTTACTGGTACAAAAGGTACTATATTAGAAACGTATCCGTTTGTTTCAGTAGCAGCAAATGCTAAAACATCAGATGGTTCAACAAACTTTGTAAGAGACGTAATCAATAGAAAATCAGCATATATTTGGATGGCTGGTTTTGATTCAGATTATACTGTTGCAAACGCTGGTTTAGATGCAGATTCCGGAAAAGATTTCCAACTTTCTGCTGGCGTACTAGCTGCTAAAAACTACGAATTAGATTCTGGTGACGAATCAGAAAATATGGACGTAGGCGATTACATAACTGGTTTTGATAAATTTGAAGACAAAGATAATATCCAAGTAGATCTTATGATTGCACCTCAAATGACATCAAGAGCAGATACGACTACAATAGTAAACGATTTGGTAAGTATTGCACAAGGTCAACGTAAAGACTGCGTTGTAGTAGCTTCACCAGCAAGAAGTGATATTATTGGCGCAACTCCAGCAAATGCTAATACGGCTGCTGTGACTACCGCTAACACGTTTACTTCTTCTTCATATCTAGTCGTTGATAACAACTATTTAAAAGTCTATGATAAACATAACGATGAGTTTATCTTTATTCCGGCAAACTCTTCAACCGCAGGCGTTATGGCTGCGACTGATGTAACAGCTGCAACTTGGTTCTCACCAGCTGGTCCACGACGTGGTCAGTATCTTGGTGTGACAGGTATTGCATACTCTCCGAACAAAGCTCAGAGAGATGTATTATATCGTAACGGTATAAATCCGATTGCAAATATACCTGGACAAGGACTGCTTCTATTCGGTGATAAGACGAAACTCGCAAGACCTTCTGCATTCGATCGTATTAACGTACGTCGTTTGTTCTTGACTATCGAAAGAGCAATCTCGATTGCAGCTCGAAACGTAATGTTCGAATTCAATGATGAATTCACAAGAGCAGAATTCGTTGGAGTTGTAGAGCCATTCTTAAGAGACATCAAAGGTCGCCGTGGTATAACAGACTTCCGTGTCATTTGTGACGAAACAAACAAT